TGACGAGCGGGGCTTGCTTGGCGAGTTGTTCCTCAAGATTGATGTTCTTTTCCAGAAGCGACCCAAAGTTATCGTCCATCAGCCTGTTTCTCTCGCAGACCTTGGCGAGTTGGGCCTCGGCTTTCTCTGCGCGGGCCTTCTGTTCCTCGTAATCTTCCCTGACCGAATCAAAACCTGCGTGGAAATAGTTGTTGTCCTTCCGTAGCAGTTCGACCTCGGCCCGCAGGGAGGAGTAGTCCTTAACGACACGGCGAAGGACAATAAGTGCTTGAACTGAATCCCCCGTATGCCATTCACTCTCTAAAATCTCGATAGCCGACTGTGCTGATAGCGGGGCGGTCATTTTGGTATCCCGTAAATAGCTCCGAAGTCTCGATAAGGACCCATTCCATAGCCTGTTAAGAAGAATGGGCCTTTCTGTAGAAATCCCACATGGTCGCACTCAAAGAGACCTGCAGTCGTATTAGCTACTAATGCACAACGAATTAACTGCTTTGTCCATGGCTCTAAATATCCTCTCATGAAGGCTAATGTAAGTCCCTTCTCAACACACACGTCTAAGACAAGATGCGTATAGTGAGAATTCAGATTTACTGTATACTGGCTATCCTTACTCATAAGCCGCGGTGGATATACCTTTCCTGCGCTATATCCTCTAGAGATTGGTAAGAATGTTATCTTGGATATCTTACCCCCATATACCCGAATAAAGTCCGCTGCGAACATAAAACCCCCATCCATGATCACGTGAACATGAAGAGCGGCCTTGGCTTGCTTCTCTATAGCTTCGGCGAGTTGTAAGACCTTACGTTTGATCTTTGTCTGTGTATAGAGTTGCTCCATCATATGCGTCTCGCTAGAGCCATGAACTCTTCACGCGGTGCTGGTAAATCTAGAAAGACGCCACGCATAGCGGATGTGGCAACGCAACCTGATGTTTTCGCCCCTCGTATCTGCATACAGGCGTGGTCGCCGTATACGAGTACAGCGGAGCCAAGAGGTTTTGGCCGAACCTTCATTAGCTCGTCCGCTAAGGAGTCCGTAAAACTCTCTTGCAGTAGCGGTTCCTCGAAGTGCGTCTGGATAAGCCGTATCAGCTTCGATAAACCCAACACGGCGCCCTGAGGTAAATAGGCGCAGCTGATGTCTAGTTTCACAGGAAGCAGATGGTGAGGACAAAAGGTATAGTCGATGTGGTGGAGCAACGTTATCATCTGCTTGCGATCCTCTTCGAAAGAGGTCTGGGTGTAAGGTCTTGGCTTGAACATTTCGGCGTAGAACTTCGCTACACGCTTCGGAGTTTCTATATAGTTCTGATCTGCTGTCCATTGTTTACCGAGTAGACCCTCGAGGATCAACTCGACTCCTTTCTCAATCTTTTTCCGATTCATCTGTCTCCTCAGTAACCATCAAAGGTGTAGGCTGACCGATTCTCTAACCTAGTTTCATCTACTAGGTCCTTGAACCTGGGAGTAGGAAAGTCATAATGAAATTGACACAATGCGACCTTTGGAGTTATAAATGTCCACCAATGAGTTGCTTGGAAGATACAACCTAGTACAGAGCAGACTTCATCAGGGATGTTCTTATCTGCTACAGGGTAGAGATGTACCTTCATTTGAGACCCAGTAACTTATGTAACTGAACACTCAAGAGAAGTTTACCGTTGCCCCGCTTGATATACTCTAAACACTTTTGTAGAGCCTTCTTGTTAATCGAGAGCCGATTGTTGACTGGTTGGACATAGTGCCTGACGTCAAAGAGAAGTGTCTTTGGTAGAATGTCGTCTAACTTCCACAACGGCACTAACCACTTTATTTCATCGGCCCTATAATAGAGCGACATGAGTGGAGGCTTTCTCGGTTTAGGAGATAGACTTACCCAATCAACGACACCACCCTTAAGGTTTCGGGTGCCGTTCGTCTCTAGGTGGATAATAAACCCCCCGTTACTTAAAGTCCAAGTTAACTCCGCAATATCCTGCTCTAGAGGTTCCCCGCCCGTAATAACCACTCTACGACTGTACTTAGGGTCAAGGCGGTCGATAATCTGCTTTGTACTTAGAGCCTCTCTTTCTTTAATGTCTGTGTCACAAAACTTACAGCCCATTGAGCACCCGGCTAACCTTACGAAGTTAACCGGGTGCCCAACGAACCGTCCTTCACCCTGTAGCGACGTGAAGATCTCGACTACAGAGTACATCGGATCTTAGAGCTGGAAGAAGGATTGAACCTTCGTCCGCTCTTTCCCCTCGTAGGTCTCTGCAACGAGAGCGACCCCGAGTTCCTGTCCTTCGAGCTCTGAAGAGTCGAAGTCCATACGTCCGGTCATATCGAGACCGCACGCCTCTGCGAGCTGCCGGAGCTTCCACAGACTGTTGGCCTGGAGCATGACGTTCGTCCAGACCTTCCGCCCAATAAAGGGCTCCTGGGTCAGAGTGATCTCGACCTGCCAATAAGCCTTGTGGTCAGGCTGCTTGGAGATCTTCTCTTCGACCTTGTCGATCCGACCCATGTACTTTCCCGGCTCGATGATGTTTACGGCCTCATCGAAGTTGCCGTCGATCCTGGGTGACATACGTCCTCCTATAAAGATTTAAGACTTAGAGACTTTAGCCCAGATAACGTTGAAATCTGGAACCTCTAAACGGTCTAGTACCCCTGTACGATCCTTAGCTTGCGGATACATACCTTCGGGTTGCGTCAACAGTGAACGAGTGATCTTGTGAGACTGAATGTCTGTCTTGCTCCGAAGATGAAATACGCAGTCAAAGAGCGCACCTGCTTCACCATACAACTTACCAGGTAACGAAGGTCCGTAAGTTAACTTGCCGGTATCTTCGTCCTTGTTGAATCCTTCCTCAGCAGTCACAACAACATGCATCGGCAAATCCAACACCTTACGAAATAGTTGTCTCGTTCGTTCGATGACCTGCATCCAGTCTTGTAGCTGAGCCATATCATGACCGGACGCCTTAATCGTGGACTCTACGATCATACGAGCTGCCTCAGTAGCCGTATCCAACACAATCGTGCTGAACTCGGACACGTTCTCGTAGATAACACACTGCAACAGATCGTTGTAATCCTTCGGTTGATACGATGATACCCCCTTATTCCGCACCGTCAACATACCGCCTTGACAGTCTATGAACAACGGATTGGGGAACGTGCCTGCGAACCAGGTCTTGCCTCCGCCAGGAGCAGCATACACTAGAACGGTTAGCCGAGATGGCGGGCCTGGTAAGACTTTCTGGATGTTCAACTTCCGACCAGGAACAGTTGACATCTTTAGATCTTTGACGTCTGTTCTTACACCATTCATTTGATCAGACCTCCTCGCCTCAGCAGATGAACGTAGCTCGTTACTTGGATACGGGACGTTTCGTCGAAGTCATGAAGTTGTAACCACTCTGATAACCTCGCATACCTAGCTGATAACGTTAGTCCTAATATCTCTGTACAGAACTCCTGCCACTTCTTGTCCTTAACAGCGTCTTTCATGTCTTTCTGTAATAAGGGTCTTACGACCTCTAAGGCGCTCCAATTTAGATTGTTCAATGTTTGTACCCACCTTGTAATCTGAGTTTGCTCTATGTCTCGACTACTTCTCTCGATATAACCAACGACGATGAAGCAGTCTAAGAGGAAGACAATGACGAGAAGCCCGAGGGCTCGATAGACATCTTCGTTAAAAAGCCTCATGTATCCTCTTCGACCTCTGTATAGTCTGGTTCACGATGTTTGAAGAGGGCATCATGATCGACAATCTTACCTTGACACATCTCGAAGTAGTCACATGTTCGGTTATACCGAACACATTCACCAAAGTGCATCAAGAATGCTTCACGGTCTCCCTCGACAGTTAGCTTTTCGATGATATCAGCTTGCTTCGTTACTTGTTCGACGCACTCACTAATTTGAAAGTCAGTGTGCATAATCACTTCTCGGGCGAACTCTACCTTATCTAGAGCACGAGACTTCTTGATAGCGTTAATAATTACGCCCTTCGGAACTATGTTCATGTGGATGCCGATCGCATAGATGTAAAGCTTGGGTTGTGCGTCCATATAGAATTTACGGAAGAAGGTCGAGCCTAGTTGGGACGTTGTTTTCGTCTCAAGTAGCCAGGGGTACCCTCTCCAGGATACAACACCATCCGCCTGGAAGAAGAATACGTGTGAGCCCATAGGTACAGAGCCTCTAACTTCCGGAGCCAGAGGTGTCCATGCTTCTGAAGCATAATGGTCGGTATACCAGACCAAGATTTGCTTCGCATAGGCCTCTTGCTGGCTTAATTCAGCCAACTCGGCCTGAAGCCATGAGTGTTGACTCCGAGATTCGTCAAAGGATGCGGCTACTTGGGCGCCGACTTCGGCTCGACCCACTCCACTGTAGTGCGATGCAAGACCACGATGAACGGCTCGCCCAACCAAGAGTGGAACAGCCTCTCGGTTAGGCACAAGATTCTCGACGAAGCGATAGTAGTAGAATCGAGGACAACGATGATAGGCCTGGATCCGAGAGTTATTGAAGTGCATTAGTTTCGGTCTCGAAGATTGGTGTTGACGATCACATTCGGCTTTTCGATAAGATCGTCCTGTTCCTTCGCCCCGAAGATCATTACTTTCCAGTCATCGTCCAGAGGAGAGTTGTTGTGAGTAATGTTCATGATCTGTGTAATCTGATACCCGTCTTTCTCGAGAGTATCGATCGCGATGTTGAGCGCGTCTTCTGCGTTCTTTATCCCGTGTTGGAACACAAGACGAGTACGCATTACCATTTTGTGGGGTTGTCCGGGTAGTGGACTCATTTCTTGGGGCCTCCTTCGTTTTGTAGTTTGGTCAAGAGCGGATCGTCCATACCATTTACTTGGAATGCTTGGCTTCTTCTGAGACATGCGTCACACTTTCCACAAGGAGATTTACCGCCCTGGTAACAGGACCAAGTAAGTTCATAGGGAACTTTGAGATCCTTTCCGAGACGAACGATTCCCCCCTTATCAAAGTGTAAGAGTGGAACCCAAAGAGCCATTGGTGAGGCTAATCCTCGGATAGCAGCTAGTTCCATCTGTTCGAGAAACTCGAGCCGACAGTCTGGGTAGCCCGGATAATCTTCTTGGTGCGCTCCCATTGCTACAATCGTACAACTGAGGGCGTAAGCGTAGCTAAAGGCGATAGATAGAAAGACCATATTGCGCCCCGGTTTCCAAGAGTCGGGGAGAAGCATACCTGGAACACGTGAGACTCCTAGTGGCTTATCGTCCTTACGAAGCCCAGGAAGTGCCTCAAGGGCGTTGATGGAGCGTACGATTGATGTTGCTCGATAATACTTCGCGAGCTCTTTGACGTTCTCGAGTTCCCGAACATGCTTTTGTCCATAGTCAAAGGAGAGTGTAAACAGCTCTCCATGGGTGTTCTCTCGAGCAAGCGCCAAGACAGTGGCGCTATCAAGTCCTCCGCTTAAGACCACGAGGGTGTGTCTAGAAGCAGCAGGACCGATGTGTGTAAACATTCGTCATCCTTTCAATGTCGCAATTGATTCTGTATACGGCTCGTGTGTAAGGAAAAAGAAAGAGAGAGTCGCTCGTCTGAAACGACTCTCTCTTTTCTCACAGTAGCTGACTGCTTCCTAGGTCCCTCAGACGATCCCTTTTTCCTTGGCGAGTCTGAGGATGGCCTTCTCCCGGGCGTACTTCTTGGCGCGGTACTCTTTCTGCTTCTCGAGCGCCTCAGGAGTCTTCTCCTTGTGGTAGCTCTTACGCTTCTCCACTGCGGCGAGGATCTTGCGAGCCTCGGCTTCCAGGGTCTCCGGGTCCATGTTTTCCACTTCCGTGAGGATCTGTTCGTTCAGTTCCTCGTCAAGAATGTCCTTCATTGAGGACCTCCTTCATTAGATTTATCATCAAGGCCTTCTGCTCTGAAGTCCAAGTCGCCTTGAACCCCAACTCTTCCAGCCTCTTCGATAGCCGTACGATCTCCGACGAGTTCTTCGACAGGTAAGCTTGATACAAGTAGTTGGTGATCCGGGAGATAAGAATATCCTGTGGGGATCTCTCTGTCAAGCTCTGCGGCTGAGACGATCGAGAAGCAAGGGCTTCCTTCCTTAGGTGCAAAAACTGCGAATGCGAAACCCTCGGGTAGTCTCTCCGATAACCGCTGAATAAGGGCGCAGTCTTGCCGTTCCCAGGCTTTTGCGAGGTCTGTAAGGATCGCGGTTGCTTCTTTTTCATTGATGGCTTCAAACGATATTCTATCCATTTGATTACCTCTATTATACTATACTTTTAATCAAATGTCAATAGGTTACTTCCACGTTGATGACCATGTCAGTCAACTAGGAGGTATCCCGCCTCTAGTAGCGCGGTTTCGTGGGAGAGAGTACCACGACGTGAGCCGCCCATCTCGATCATGCTCTTGGTATTGCCTGCGGAGTCACTGGCAAAGATGAATGTTTCATCTCCCACAGGGCCTTCTATGGCAGAGACGATCACGTAGTTAGTTGTTTTACAACGTAACCATCGTCGGAAGAACATTCGAGAAAGGGTTTTGTAGGAGGCAGCGGGTTGTAGATGATATAGAGACGCGTGCCCTTGCCATCCGTCGAGATGTTTCTGGACGCAGACGGCTGTCTTCATGCTTTAATCTCGAGACGAGTTGGATCTACGTTGGCGAACAACGTTATCTCGTGTTGATCGTTGTTATCTACTGTAACGTAGATTGATCTCCACCAGGTATCACTCTTGAGGTCATGGATCTCCTTGACCTCAATTTTTGTAACGTTGTGGATCATGTAAGTGGTCATGTGTTCTCCAGCTTCACTGTGAAGCGCCTAAAGGATATGTTGATGTCCCCAGAGTAGACGTTCTGTTCAAGGCGTCCCTCGAGCATGTAGGCTTGTTGCTTGTTCTTGTGTAGAAGCCAGGTCTTCTTGACGGTATCTACTCGATCGGGAACGATTCGTAGAGTGCGATGACGGGAGAGCTCCCGTAAGAGAGCTCTCCTCATCATCTGCTCGACTTTGGTCTCGTGTTCCTTCATCTTACATCGACGGTTTGTTCGAGAAGCCCAATGAGCTCCTTGACAAACGGTTTCGAGATGTGGATACCCTTCTTGGTAGGCATCAGATCGTCGCCGAGTTGAATCGGAACGAAGACGCGGACGTCTACGTAGATGGATCCGTCGTTGTGCTCCACTTCCGTGATGCGAAGTGTTGAAGCAAGGGAGAGTTTGATCTCTCCGACCAGCTTCTTGGTCTTGAAGTCCGGACTCATGTGTTGTCTCCTTTAGACTGTTTGGGGTCTCCGCTCGGGGTGGATTGCTCCTCACTCAGTAGACTTTGTAGAAATAGCACCTCCTTTTTGGCTAGATATCTACATGTTCGACACTGCGCCTTGCCTGTATGTCTCTGGTGCTTCTCGTTGATGTGCGTGATCCATAGGTCGTAGGGCGTAGACAGACAGAAAGCACGCCCGACCTTTATTCGGACGGGGCACTTCTTACAAAACGTGTTGGGAGAGTTGATCAAACACAAGGAGCAGTTCTTGGGACCCTGATCTTCACCTGTACCTGCGGCGATGTCTTCCCACTTCTTAATAGAGCCGAGAAGGGCGGCTTTGGTCTCCTCGTTCATTTCTTGTCCTTAGCGGCGAGGAACTCGATAAAGAACTTTCGCGCCCCTCGATAATCGAGGTCCAACTGGTTGTTGTCGTGGATGAAGAGAAGATTATCGATAGACAGGTCTTCGACGAAGTCATTAACTAGGTCCTCGAGATAGTCTCGAGTATCCTTCCGCATACTTGTCACTTGATGGATTTTGATGTCTTCATAGTTCATGTTTTACCTCTTAGTTGGATGACTTTGAGTTTCTGTGCAAGGCGGTTGTAGATCTTGTCACAGGCTTCCTTGCACGTGATGGGCCCGATGTTACGCTCGGTTCCGTCAACGAATCTGATCTTGATGTACCAGCGGCGTTGAGCCGGGTTATACATTCGTGTAACCTCTCGAGCATATCGGATGTTACAGAGTCGATTGTGATCGTCGTAGATCCACATCAGAGCACGATTCTCGACTCGAAGGCCTTCGCGAGCGCCTTGATGTACCGCTCTTTGTTAGTGTTGTGGTAGCTGAGACGGTAGAGGTCTTCTTTGATCTCGTGGAAGAGCTCTTCCCAACCATACTCGCCTTCGTGGAACTTGATAGCGAGTTCCTCAGCCCACTGCTCGGTCTTCCTCTTACGTGGTTTGGGCACGTTTCCTCCTGTAGCGCTTCGGATGCGGTTTGACGGGCTGTCGCTGTGGCTTCGGCAGCCCAAGGCGCTCGCGTTGTTTCGCATTCGGCCTGTAGGTGGCTTCGTCTGCGATGAGACGAGAAGACTTCTCCGGGTTCGTCTGTAGCGCGATTGGAGTATGCATCGGGCCGAACTCGCCTGATGCAACAAGCAACGCTAGTAGAGCTGGGTTAAGCCGTCTCGTCATTTGTACACCTGCACCACGTACGCCGCTTTGCCTGTGGTCATCCGAACCGCATCAATGATGATGATAGAGAGACGAAGTAACTGATCGTGAGTCAGTGGCTTCTCGCTTTGTACCTCATAGGTGTAGAGCCCTTGTTTGGTGGACTGTACCGTTCCACCGCCGGTATCTTTGTTGAACATACTCGGTTGTTAGTCGGTCAGGACGAAGTCCTTATTGACGTTTTTCCCTTCCGCGTCTTCGCCGTAGACGTGGATCTTGTACGTTACTGTGGGTTGTTCGTCTTCCATGCCCACGATCTCGATGCGGAGTTGTCCGAAGAGGAACTCCCCATCTGTCTCGCGATCGAGGATCTTCTTGATCTTGGCGACATCTCCCTTGTCGATGTCGATCCACACTGACTGTTTGTGTCCGAGATACATGTCAGATCTCTTCGTCGAGACCGGCTTCCTTGGCCTTGGCGAGGATGAGCTGTCTGCGCAGGTAGTACTTCTTGTGCGCCAGCCGGCTCGTTTCCTTCGCGTTGATGGACCGCTTGATGAAGAGCAACGTTGCTTCCTCACCGCCCAGGAGCTCGACGACCTCTTCGAGGGTCTCGGCGAGTTCCAGCTTTGATTGTGTGGTTGCCACTCGGGCACCTCCATGTAAGATTTTAACGTCCGAAGACGTTAATTGCTCGGTCTGCTTCGTTCTCATAGTTGCTCTCATTTCTATCTATATTATACTATACAATGAAAACAAAAGCAACTGTTTGCTAACACGTAGTTTCTCGTCTTAAGTCGACTTGATGATCTGGACCTTTCGGACCTTTCCATCGTCGCACTTAACGGTATAGCGGACTTGGGTCATAGTGTGTCCGTATTTCCATTCCGCCTTGATCAGTGTGCCGTAGTAGGAGCTGCGGCAGTAGTGTGACATGGGCTTGGCGAGAGCGAGGGGAACCTTACTCATAGCCTCTCGGAACGCTTGTAGCTGTCGTCCATTCGGGTTGACAGTACACAGAACCCGAGTGCCCAGTTTGGCTCCCCAGCCGCGCTTGGTAGTGCGCCAAGAAGCGTCTTGTGTGTAGATGTGTCCGTCCTTGTCGTTGTTGTACACGTGTGCTCCTTATCGTAGAGTGATTGCGAACCAGAACCATACGGTGTGCCAACAGAAGTTGATGTCGAACATGCTTCATGCCTCCTTTCGGACCTTGTGCAGTGCGTAACGCACTACGTTAGATCTCCATGATGGTGTAGACGCTGTTGTGTCCGTAGGTGTAGCCCTCGAGAAGCAGTTCTGCCACTCTGAGCGCCCCGCAACGATGCATGATGTTGCCGTAGGCATTGATGATGTAGAACATGTTGTTGAGTCTCCTTATCTCAATTATAGTATACGCTTATTTGAAACAAAAGTCAAGGGTTTGTTGACACGTTGGTGGCGCTCTTGAATGTATCATATGTCCTCCTAACGCTTTAGTGCGTGTGTGGCCTCTTAGGCCTTAGATGAGCAGTTTGGATGATGACGACGCTAAATATAGGACAAAACGTACATGCTGTGAGTAGTAGCCCAAGGGTGGCACGAGAGAGATACATACTATTTAATATACATATATATAATATATCATATATGTATATATTGTATTACCCTAACGACCTTGCTGAGCTTAGACACGTTTGATGCCTATGAGTAGAATCATCATCCAAACTGTCTAGTTATTCCCCTTTGGGTGGGGAAAGAAATCATTAAGAACAGTAGACCAGGGCGTCCGGGCCCTTAATAATGTTCTTCCGCTATTAGGTTCAGACCGTGATGCCAGCAGCCTTAGCCTTAGCCAGGATCATCGCGTTCTTCTGGTTGTGGGCCTTGTGGTACTCCCGGTTCTTGAGGTAGGACTTGATCGCCGAGATGATCTGGTCGTCGGTCAGGACTTTCTTTGCGTCGGCCAGGGTCTTGATGGTTTCGATGTTGATAGACATTCGAGATTCCTTTGCCCTGTAGGGCGTCAGTAGGGTTGAAGGGGTGGGCACCGTGCCCTAGGCTCGTAGACGGGTAGACCGGAAGTCCGGGGGGCCTCTTATATATTTCATAGTAGTCCTCCTCACATAGATCGTTAAGGGCCAGTTACAATCCTAACTCTTTCGCCTTCTTCAAGATAATCGTAATTCTCGCATTACGTTCTTTATGATATTCACGATTTTTGAGATGAGATATGAGAGATTTTTTCACTATCTCAAAACTCGTTAACTTAACTAACTCTTCAACGCTTTTCACTTTCTCAATTCTCTCAATTAAGTTTGACATTGTGTCTCCATTTCGTTTTTGGGTTTCGATGTAAATTGTTAATAATAAACGATTTACGTTCGTTCAAACGTTTTTATACATTCAAATGTTACTCCTTATATAGATTTGAGAAAGATTTTCGATGGATAGAATCTCGAGAATATCTTTCTCATAAATATATATTTATGGACCCCCACCCGTTTTGTGCGTAGACTCCTCCATTACCACGTTTCCTAAAAAATCCAAAACCCAAGATCCGACGGGTCGCACAAGGTGCACATCGTATACAAGGTGCGCACGCATTCACACAAGTACTTAAACAAACGGGCTATTGCTTACCATCTAAAATTCCTGTATAATATAATCAAGAGGAAGACCCATAGCCGATGAAACTAATGTTGGAAGTTACATACCAGGAAGTAGCGCGCCGGCTTCTCATGAAACAAACCGAGGATGATATCTCTCAGCAAATGGGAATCTCCCTTCGTGCACTTCAGGGTATCATGACCCGAGCCGAGTTCAAGTCAATCTTCCATACGTTGCAAGCCAAGATATATAAGCCGGTCGACGACCAACTTGTTCAACAAACCCGCAATCTAAAAGACGAGATCGATAAGGCATGTTATGACTCCTTCGACCGTCTTATGATACTTCTTAAGAATTCTAGTTCAGAGGCTATAGCCAAGGATGTAGCACAAGACATGCTTGATCGTGGGGGCTATGGCAAGAAGGTTGAAGACAATCGTACCGTCATTAATATCGGTGCTCTTGAGGCATCCGTCCTAGTCGAGGCTCTTAAGAAAGAGGAACTAGGGGCTAAACTTATGGGTGATCGTCATCCAACAGAACTTACTCGAGGAGTAGATGAGCACGCAAAGCAGCGGCTTCTCGCAAGCGAATCAACTGATCTCTGATCTACGACAACGTAGTCAGGAATCAGTATTCTTCGTTGCTACTGCTCTCTTAGGCTATAATCGTCTTACAACTAGCTTACACTACGAGATGGCTCAAGTAGTGCAAAGCGCTTCTAACATTCATCGCCTCTTAGGTCTCGTGCCTCGCAATCACTATAAGACCACTATATGGACTATCTCTTATGGAGTATGGCGCGCTCTACGTAACCCAAACGAAACGGGGCTCATTGTTATGAACAGCGCCAAGAATGCTGAACGTGTTGTAGGTAAGATCCGTTCCTCATTTGAGTCTGCCCCCTTCTTAAGGCAACTCTATCCAGAGTTGCTACCAGAAAAATCTAAACGATGGAACAAGGAAGAGGCTTGCCTACCACGACAAATTGATTGGCCTGAAGCTACCTGGACCGCGGCTGGTTGGGACACAAAAATGACGTCCGGGCACTTTGATTGGGTCGTGTATGACGACCTGGTCGATGAGGAGACTTATGAATCTCCTGCTCTTATGCACAAACTTAATAGTCGCTTTGAGCAACGAGAGGGTCTCCTCCGCCCGCCTATTCCCGAGCGCGACATCATAGTCGTGGGCAATCATTGGTCTAACATTGATGTTGCCTCCTATATAATCGAGAAGCATCCCGAATACAAAGTCTACTACCGTCAAGCCATCGAGGGTGGACAACCTATCTTCCCCGAGATGTACACGCTTGATTGGCTCTACCGTAAACAAGAGTCCGATCCATACGTGTTCGCCACTCAATGGATGAACGATCCCGTTGACGAGAACCTTGCAGAACTTAAAAAGGGTTGGATCAAATACTACAAGCGCGACGCAGACGGTGTTATTCTACCTGACGGCGAAAAAGTATTCTTCCGTCAGATGAATATTTACGCTGCGCTAGACCCAAGACACTCCCTTTCCCAGGGTCGTGTTGAAAAACTAGGCTCGCGTAACGCCGTCTGTGTCTGCGGTATCGATCATAAGAGCCGCCGATACCTTCTTGAGGAATGGGCCAAGCGGTGCGATCCCGTAGAAACTCTACGCGCGCTACTCGACATTTGGAACCGATGGAGAGAACATGGGCTACTCAAGATTGGTATCGAGGCTTACGGCTTTCAGCAAGCTCTTGCACCGCTCGCTGACGAAATCTGGAAACACGAACAGTACAAGCCGGTCGTTGAACCGCTCAGGAAGGATACAGATCGATCTAAGGAAAACCGCATTAGGGCAGGTACCCAGTTCTTCCGAACTGGACAAGCATACATACATCATTCCCACATCGACTTCAAAGAAGAGTTCGGATTCTTCCCCGGTGGAAAAACTAAAGACGTCTTAGATGCGTGGACTTGGTGTATGTTCATGATGACTCCTCCTACTGAAGATCTTGCCTACGAAACCGAGCACGCAGTAGACCTGCGCAATCTTCAGGCTCTTACTACAGGAGCTGCAATCTAATGGCTGAACGACTTAAATTACCCGCCGAACAGAACAAACGCCTCTTGGACTATCTAGAGACAGAGATAACTACCGCAGAAGAAGATGTCTACGAACCTCAGCAAGCAAAGCGCGAAGAGTGGGAAGATCAATACACCGGCAAGGTTGCTCCTCGTAAAGAGAAGTGGATGTCTAACGTTCCCATGCTCTTAGGCGCTACATTCGTAGATGCAGTTACCGCGCGTCTAATGAATACCATGAACGCATACAGACCGACGTTCACGGTTAAAGCCACTCGTACATCGGACTGGGTTCCTATTGGTAAGGCAGTCGAAGACTTCATGGAACACAAAATCCAGACCGAGATGGATTACTACAACACCCTTCGACGAGTTATCTTTGAAACTTGTCGCCTTGGAACAGGTGTCATGTTAGCCCCCTGGGTAGAAGAGCGTGAGACCGTTCAAGTCAAACGCTTTGGTCTCTTCAAGCAATCGACGTCCGTTATTACCAAGCAAGGTACTGTGTGTCGTGGTATGGCCATCAAAGACCTCCTTCTTCCCGGCGGCTACTCTGAACTCGAGGATCTTCCTTGGTGGTCTCGTTATAAACGCTGGTCAGAACTCGACATCCGAATGATGCGTTACGATAAATACATCGACAAGGAAGATATCGAACTTCTTCTCAAATACAAAACCGAAAATCCTAACAACTACAACGCTGAAGCCACTAAAGCCGCTCAAGTTCGAGCTGGTGAAGAAGAGCCCACAGTTGGTCTCGTCCATACACAAGAAACGTGGCTTCGCTTCGATCTAGAGAAAGAAGGTGAGTTCCGTAAGTACAAAGTCATTTGGCATCCTGAAGCCAGTAAGATTCTTCGTGTTGAAGTTGATACGTATCCTCGTTGGCCTCTATTCTTATTTCGTTACGGCCCTCGAGACTACGGCATCTACGGTCTCGGTATTATGGAGATGTCCAACACCTATGAAACACAAATGTACGCGTTGATGAATCTACTCATTGACAACTACAAAATTGCTACTATGCAATGTTTCAAAGGCAAGAAAGGACAAGGACTTCGTCCTGACACCAAGATCTATCCTGGGAAGTTCTTCCTTCTCGATAACCCAGCCGATCTAGAATCGTTCCCCCTTGGTCAAGCTTATCAACTTAATCCCGCCTTTATACGTACCATCATGGACCTAGCAGAACGGCGTACCGGTATCTCGGACTACTCTCTTGGTCGTGAGTCTCCTATGGCGGGTGGTCGTGCAACTGCCACAGGCACATTGGCACTCATTCAAGAGGGCCAACGCCGCTTCGATCTGTGTATCCGAGACGTTCGTCAAGTCCTTGACTCCTTCGGTAACTTCGCTCTCCGGATGGTGCACGAAAATCTTCCTCCACAAGTTCCATATATGCTTCTTGGGGAACGTGGGGCGCTAGTTGAAAAGTGGCTTTCCTTACCTCCTTCTCCTCCTTACTACTCCATCTACCTCACTAGTAATCTCTCCAACGTATCAATGAACAAAGAGGTTGCTAAATCAGACGCTACTACTACAATGGGACTTATGACCCAATTCTATCAAGCAGGACTACAGCTGCAACAGATGGCTAAACAAGATCCTCAGAACGCTGCAACCTATCAAGCCATTCAAACAGCTGCAGCACAAAAGTTCCGTTCTGTTCTTGAGGTATTCGGCGAGCCTTCACCTGAGCGGTACTCTGACGTATTCATTACGGGGGTTCCTAGCTCAATGTCAGCTCCTCCTCCTGGACCTCCTGGGATGGAAATGGGCGAAGGAGCCCCTGCTCAAATACCCCCTGGTATGGAATCTGAGTTCTCTCCTGAACTAATGCAAGCTATGGGAGGCGGTAATGGTCAACCCTCTGGAATCCCTAATGCAGGCGGACCAATCCCAGTATCCGGAGGTAACCAGGGACCAGTACAGTGATTTCGTTTCTAATCCTTTATGGAAACGAATAAGAATGACCTTAATAGAACTTAAGAACGCGGCCGTCGAAGGATTACGGAAGTGTCCAGCCGATGACATTAACCTTCATCGGGCGACACTTAACGTGATAGATTCCATCCTTGAGCTTCCAGAGGGAATTCTCGAGGAAATTAACGAGGAGGATACTAATGTCTGATCAAGATCCAGCAACAATCGGCGATCCCTCAAAGCCGACTGCTGACCCAGTTGTTACAGCTCCGGCGGCTGTAGACCCGATGAGTCTGAAGTTTGATGGAACTAGCATTCCAGAGAAGTTCCGAGGAAAGACAGCAGCTGATGTTTTTAAGGCTTACTCAGAGGTCGAAACTCTTGCGAACGAGAAAGCTACTCTGGTCTCTGACTGGGAAAAGTGGTATATGAAAAATCACGACCCTAACAAGGCCGCCGCAGAAGCCGACCCAAAAGAGCCTCTCTTCGATCAGGAGCAGCTCGCTGTTCTCGATGGTCTTCTCACTAAGCAACTTCATCCTATTACGCAAGCCTTAGATAATGTCTTTCTTGACAACATTAAAGCAGTCGTTCCTGACTTCGGCTCCTTTGAGAAACGAGCTCGTGAAATCTACGACTCAATGCCTTCACAGTTTAAGTACAGTCCTAAGCACGGATGGACTTTCGCCTATAATATGGCTAAGTCGGAAGCAACCGGACTTCCAAAGGGTCCTCCGCCTCCTCCGATCTCTGGCTCAGGTCCGTCAGCTCCTCCGAAGTCTGGAACGGACCTTTCAGACGAGGAACTCGCTTGGGCCAAGAAACAGGGCATGACTGAAGAGGAATACAAGAAGTACCAGACTATTCAGGAGAATGCATAATGCCTATCATTGATGACCTTTCAGCTGAAATCAAGAAACAATCCGATAAACATTACCGTTTCGTGCGTCGAGAGTCAGGTAACGTTTCCGTGAAGAAGTCCAAAGGGTACGAAACCGTCACGTCGCAGGATCCTGAAGTGAAAGGGACAATCCTGGAGAAGGCTCACAAGAACGCTGACGGTTCCATTACTATTGGAAATCTCATGTTGATGCGCGCCACTAAGGAACAACACGAAAAGAACAGATCTAAGGTAGAAGAACGAAATGAGCGTATTCGTAAATCTGTACAACAGAAGTTCCTTGCAGAGGGCGAAGATCTGAAACGGAAACTCGGCAAGTCGCACAACGGTCTTAAACTAATTTCCGAGGAGAGTGACTAATGGCGAACATCGTTGTTTCCAGTGCTGTCGGCACTCTCACAGGGCATGCCACTCCAACACTTACATTTCCGGAAGCCGCATCGCAGACATTTCTCGCTGGTGACTTCGTCTTTCTCTCCAGCGGTTACTTAACTATCTGCGGCACGGATCCGGCGCTTATTATGGGCATGGCCTTAGAGCCGGCACACAACACTACGGCGGGACTATACCAGATTGGTGTGGCGCTCGCTATAGAGATCGTGTTATTTGGCTTGAGTGTCTATCATGCTACTCCTGCTAATAACAAGATCGAGGCCACGGATATGGGTATTCTTTGCGACATCGCAATGAGTGCCTCAAGTAAGTGGGTCGTAGACAAAGCAACAATTGGCTCTACTTCTAGAGTCAGAGTTCTCAAGTTTATCGATCCACTCGGCACAATCGCAGGTAGACTCGGGTGCGTTGTTGCAGCCACCTATCGGCAGATCGGATTCGTAGGAGCATAACATGGCTAACAATCCAATGACTCGCGGCGGTTTCTCCCATCTTATGTTCCCGGGGCTCAACAAGGTGTATCAGATGTCTCTTACCTCCTATCCCGAGGAATACACTAAATATCTGAACATCGAGAAGAGCACCATGCGGCAGGAAGAGGACGTCGTGATCGACGGCTTCGGGCTCGTACCTGAGAAGCCCGAGGGTAACCCTCCGATGTTCGACTACATCAAGATGTCGAACAAACTTCAGTACCTCCACAAGACCTACGCTCTTGGGTACGAAGTGACTCAGGAACTGTTCGAGGACGATCAGTATGCGGTCATCAATAAGGCCACGTCTCTTCTGGCCGTCGCTGTCAAACAGACCGTTGACTCTCTCGCAGCTATGGTCCTGAATAACGCCTTTGCTACAACGGTGTACTTGGGCGTTGATGCGAAGGGCCTCTGCGCTACAGATCATCCTCTGTCTAAGGCGGGTGGCACGGTTGCTAATCGTCCGGCAACCGATGTGGACTTCGATCCTGTGTCTCTCCAGTCTGGTCTGGAGACGATCGAAACTTGGGTGGATGCTAACGGTCTTCCGATGATGAAGATGCCGAAGTACGTCATCTCCGGCCCGCTGCAGCGCGACATCATCACCAAGACGTTGAGCTCCGACAAGATGCCGTTCACGAACGACAACGAGAAGAACGCACTTCAGGAATGGGAATTACAGAAACTCATCCTCCACTATCTCACTGATCCGGATATGTGGTTCATCGCTACGCAGCCCAGGGATCATTACCTCAAGTGGTTCTGGCGCATTAAGCCCTCGTTCAAGAACTTCGACGATCCCAACACTGGGAACGCCCGATTCGTCGTTCGTTTCCGCGCCTCGTCCGGTTTCACGACCTGGCAGGGGATCTACGGCTCGACCGGAATCTAAACCTCCTGGAGTGGGAAGTAACTAACCACTCCATACAAACCTCCCACATATAGGAGTGCAACATGTTTCGAGTTGGTGAACGACATGATGGCGAAGGCCGTTACGTTCGCGCCATCAGACACATTCGTGGCTCTGCCGGATACGGCGGAATTCTAGCTCAGGACTCTGGAAAGGTTTCAGACGGCTCCCTATACTACGTACAGCAGCTCTATTCCGACTTCACCCTTACCAACGCACAGGTTAAAGCGCTGTACACAACTGCTGTCGATCTGATCCCTGCTCCTGGAGCTGGCTACTTCCTCGAGTTCTGTGGTGCATGGCTCCTGATGGACTATGCAGGCACCAACGTCTTCACTGAAGCGTCTGTTACCTGGCAGTACTGCTACACCGACAAAACCGGTGTAGTCTGCTCTCAGGTCATCGAGGCAACAGGCTGGATTGATCAGGCAGCAGACACCTACACTTCGGCTCAACCGAAGATCGACGTGATCGCTGTGGGTACTGCTCTGATCAACAAGCAGCTGTGCATTCGGGGCAATGCCGCAAACGTCGCAGGTAATGCCGGGGCGGATAACGTAGTTCGTATTCGTACGTTCTACAAGATCCACCAAGTTCTAGTTTAACCGAGAGGGGGGAAGTAACTAACCCCCTCCTACTTTAAGGAGCATAACATGTCCATAGGAATTGTTCAGTTCGTAGGTAGTGCAGCGAGGGCCACAACTAGTGACAATCATGCTTCTCCTATTAGATGCTATAACTATCGGGAACTCGTGGCTTTTCTCTACTGCTCGGCGTCCTCAGGAACACCTACTCTTGACGTAACTATTGAAACGTATGATGAGCTCTCTGCTACCTGGTTTCCAGTAGCGGCCTTTACACAGCTTACTGGAACCGGGTCAGAACGTCTTGCAGTAGCTTTTGGTCTTGGAAAACAACTATCCGTTAAATGGGTTATTGCAGGTGGTACTCCCTCAGTTACATTTCAGGTCAACGGCATTCTTAAAGACTAAGGAGGCGCTCTATGAGCTCCCGTACGTGTAACGCGCTTCCTGTATGTTCTATCCCTATCGTAACTCTAGGTACCGAACTTCTTACAGACTTCGGACTTGAGACCTGGGCTTCGGCAACTGATCTTACTAACTGGACAGAGACTATTGACGGAGGTTCTTCAGTAAATCGCGAGGCCTCAGGCATGCATGGTGGCACATATTGTGCTCGATTCGATGTTTCCGCTAGTAACGGAAACGCTAGAATTAGTCAAACTCTAGCTCTTACCGCTAACAAACGATATCGCTATTCCTTCTGGTATAAGGGTACAGATGCTACTGTAACAGTATGTCCTCTAATACAAGGAGTAACTGCCGGGTTTTTACAAGGTAATAACTCCTGGAGTAGTGCTACTCCTAGTACTACTATTACTTGTGCCGGTACCTGGTTACAAGGGTTTGTAGAGTTTGTTCCCCCAGTAACCGAGAACTATTCTATTATTCTAAATAAGATTCTTGCCACTTCAAAGTCTGTCTGGTTTGATGATATCTCTGTTAAAGAAATTACCTACATCTCCGTACAACCTAATACAGTTGCTTTCTGGGAAGCTAATAGCCGCACAAGTATTTTTAATACTCTCCGTACTAAATCAGGAATGACTACTCCCACCCAACTCGGACAGACGGGTGGTTTTCTTCCAATTCAGACACACACCTATTCTGGGGCTCCTAAAAGTACTAGCCCGATTGGTTGGCGTCTTGACGGTGTTAATGATTATATTACTAACCTTGGTCCTTCTCCGACTGCGGCTCTCAGTTATTCTATATGGGCTAAAAGAGAAGCAGGTGGGGGTACCTATGAGGTAGCGCTTCATATTGGAGACTTTACAGCCAACTATCCAGCTCTATGTCTTAGAGCTAGTACTGATGCTCCAACTGCTTCTCTTGGTCTCAATAATTCTAGAATCTGGAGTGCTACTACTCCTCGAACAACTACCGATGGAAAGTGGCATCACTATGTCTTTGTTATCCCAAGCGCTCTTCAAGCTGCACTTAGTAGTGCCGTACTATATGTGGATGGACAGCTTCAAACTGCCGGTACTACTGATGTTACTGGTGCACAAGCTGCTCGTACGACTATATCTATAGGAAGAGCCGGTACATCATATCCGAAAGGACACCTAGCTCTTCCATTACTCTTTGATCGTATAGTCTCACTCGCTGAGGCCGTAAATATCTTTGCTGCTACGAAAGGGATGTTCTACCCCAGATGAAAGAGCGAATTGATGGCGCCCTTGATATCTTAGAAGCCCTTCATGTTCATGGGGGAGGTCTTTCAGAAATTTTAGGGCCTCTTAAACTCGGGCAATACGCCTGGTTTGGATACTATCTTAACGATCCTACCACCACGCTCTGGAGTACCTCTGAAGCAGGGCGTCTTTGGTATAATACTACCTTGAAACGCTTTAGATGGTGGAATGGTTCTGAAATAGTTGATATTCGCAGAATCTTCATATCTACATCCGACCCTAGTGGTGGAGATGGAGTAAATGGGGATATCTGGATCAAATACACGCCATAGGAGGTAACATGGCCATTAAAGGGCTCAAAGTGACTGAAGTCGTAAGTGTCTTCAACCCAACTCTTAACGCTTACCATGAAGTATCAGTTCCCTTATTGACGAAGCAACTTGAAGCACTCGGCTTTACTACTGCCGAAATTACTGCACGAATTGCTAGTCTTAAGGAGAAACAGAAAGGAGAGGAAGAGTGACTATTCTCACAGATTTTATCAAGGCATACGAAACCGTTCGTTCGCGCCGTAAACTCGGTATTCAAGATCTGATTCATTATCGTACTGTCTGGGAGATCACTCGTTGGAACTCCGAGGAAGATCGTACACAACGCCGTATCTACTCTCCGGGTCTTGCTCGTGAGATGTTCGGAGGATTTCCGCAGTTCGGGCTCTTTACCGGAAATCTAATGTTAAACGAGGGCCTAAACCAACTCTGGACTATCTTGTGTTCGAGTGGTGGAACAAAGTACGATAGTTCGAACGCGCAATGCGGCACAGGAACGTCTTCTACTGGAGAGACGGCGGGTGATAGTTCATTGACTGCTGCTGTCTGGAAGGGGATGATGGCATCGTTCCCGACCTACGGCACAGGACAACAAGCTGTTTGGAAGTCCGAGTTTACCTCTGGTGAAGCGAATCAGGCGTGGAACGAGTTCTCCGTGCGGAACGGCGCGTCTGCCGACCTGATGCTGAATCGTAAGGTTAGTTCTCAAGGTACTAAGGCCTCGGGACAAACTTGGGAGCTTACAATAACAATTACACTTTCATAGGGTTGTAAGAGTATGGCGTCTATAGGTCCGAATAGCCCAACTGCTGCCGCGCAGATAGTCGCGACGTGGAATAGCGTCACGAATGTCTACTCGTCTAATAATAGTCGAGCAGACTCGTCTTCTACCTCCGCAATAATGGCAGCTACGGGCTTCGCTTTCAGTATTCCGGGGGGAGCAACTATTGATGGTATTACAGTAGAAGTTGAGGGTTATGGTTCCGGTTCACAAGCCGCACGAAGAGGTCTTACAGCTTCTCTAACGAAAGACGGATCAACTTTAGCAGGGACTCGTGGTGCTCAGATCGATATGACTACTACGAACCCTGAAACAGACTATAAGACCTGGGGTGGCTCAAGCTCTCTATGGGGAACAACATGGTCAACCACGGAGGTTAATGCTACTACATTTGGAGTACTTCTTCAACCCTCTGGTACAACAAATTATGTTCGTTACGTTGATCATGTTCGAGTAACTATTACCTACACCGTCGTAAACAAAATCCTTATAGACGCGTCAGGGGCCTTATCGCCCGAGACTCTCGGAAACTCTACTTCATCTGAAAGTCACTATCACGCTTATGGTGAAAACTATATTTATGGGTTTCCCTTTACCTTAGCTCACGAAGGAACAGTTTCCCTTATATCACTATATTGTAAAGCCACGTCTGGGTCCATGAATGTACAGTGTGGTATCTACGACAACTCGTCTCCTCGTAATCGCAAGGCTTATACATCAACAGTTTCTGTAAGTATTTCTTGGGCTTGGCGTAATTTCTCTGTTGTCTCTTCTCCTGCTATTTTACCGGCTGGAGATTATTATTTATGTTTTAATGGTAATACCGCCGGCCTTAATGTTTCATATTCCATCAATGCTACATACGTAAAGGGATGGGCTCAAACATATGGCACATGGCCAACAACCATAGAATACCCGGGTACTGACTTCGGGAGTCAGGGGAAGATATCGGAATATGCTCTGGTTTATTATTCTGGTTTCCAAGAAAACATAGATGCTCGACGCAAAATCTCTATATCCGATTCCCCTAGCGGCGGTCAAGACGTTATCGAAGTTGAGGATATGGTGGCTAAAACACCAATTAGTGTGCCAGATACCGGTTCTGGAGCAGACGCTCTTACCTTTATTTTACGCCGGACGAATCTCGCTGACGTTGGTTCAGGAACGGATATTCTAGCTATTCGAGCAATGTTATCTTCAATTACAGATATAGGATCTGGCGTAGATGCGTTGCGTAAAGGTATAAAGGAAACAGAGGTGGGGTCTAGTATAGATACTTTACGTAAAGGTATGCGCCTATC